AGCGGCTCGAGGATGCGCGCATCGCGCTCGGCCAGGAACAGGACCGCCTGCAGCGCGAGCAGTATGGCCGGCCGCTCGATCAGCCGCCGCCGCCGGCCGTGGCGAAGCCCGAGCGGGGCGGCGGGCGCACCCAGCAGGATCAGGTCGGCGAGACGCTGAAGCGCTGGGCCGACGCGACGGCCGAGGCGACCGCCAACCTGCGCCTGATGCAGACCAGCGAGGCCAAGACCGCCGACGAGGCCGAGCGCGAGTACCAGACGCGCAAGCGCATCGCCGAGCTGACGGTGCCGTTGCGCGGCCGCGACCCGTCACGCGCCAACGAGATCGACAGCGCGGCCAACCAGCTGGTCAAGGCCGAGCAGGCGGCGCGCGATTGGGAGAAGGCCATCGCCGACGCCGACAAGACCATGACCAAGTTCGGCGACGGCTCGCGCACCTTGCAGAAGGGCATCGACGACCTCAACAAGCAGCTGGCGACCGGCTACCTCAACGGGCAGGCCTACGCGCACGCGTTGCAGCTTCTCACCGACGCGGCCGACAAGCAGGCGTCGGCGATGGCGCGCCTGCAGGGCGGGCTCAAGGGCTTCGAGGCCGGCTTCGAGGACGCCCGCAAGTCGCTCGAAAAGTCGAGCGACGCCTACGCGATGGGCGAGACGGCGTTCAACGGCCTGATCGGCGCGATGAACGAAGGCCTGCTCGCACTCGAAGGGCAGTCGAAGAAATCCTTCGGGCAGATCGCGCTCGATTTCGCGAACATGCTGGCGCAGATGGCCGAGAAGGCGGCGGCGTCGATGGTGTTCAACTGGCTGATGCAGGCGACCGGGCTCGGCGGCGCGGCGGGCGTCCCGGCCATCCCCGGCCTGTCGAGCGGGTCGCTGGCAGGCGCCTACCAGCCGCGCCAGTCGGGCGGCCCGGTCTATCCCGGCATGCCCTACATCGTCGGCGAGACGGGACCCGAGCGCTTCGTGCCGTCGACCGCCGGCAGCATCCAGCCGCTCGGCGCCGGCTCGTCGAACGGGGCCAGCGCCACCGTCAACGTCGCGATGAGCGGGCAAGCGCCGCCCAGCCCGCGCGCCGCCGCCGACTTCGCGCGCAAGGTCAAGTCGGCGGTGGTCGACCAGATCGCCAACGAGCAGCGGCCGGGCGGGACGCTCTACAGTTACGGCGGGGTGCGCGCGCCGTGATGCGCCTGTTGCCCGAGTGTTCCTCGCGTCTCGCCAAATCGTTCAAGAACGAACGAGGGGTGCAACCCTGCTCAGGAGAAACCTCCAGAAACGCGAGCAACCCATTTGGGGGTTGCGCGCGTCGTCAAGTCATTGATCCTGCTAGGTTGTGGAACCCCTACAAGTGAATTCTCTAGTTGTGGGTCTTCAAGGGCTTAGCGAGGGCTGCAACTGAGGGTGCAACCCTCACGCCGTCGCCTTGGCAGCGCGCGCGACGTCCATCAGCTCGACAGCGCGCACGCTCGCGCGACGCAGATCGCGATTGCGGATGTAGGTCTCGGCCTCCTGAAAGCTCGTGTGCCCGAGGAAGTCGCGGATGGTGCCGAGATCGGCGTCGTTGTCGGCCAAGAGCGTGGCACCGAGCTTGCGGATGCCGTGCGCTGACTTCGCGATGCCGGCCTCCTTGGCCCACAGCACGAAGGCGCGGCCGAGACGATCGGGCCGCGCGTAGGGCAGCCCGTCGTCGCGCACGATGAAGTGGCGGATGCCGTGCGTCGTGACGGCGATCGACGCGAGCAGCTCGGGGTGCGCCTTCCACTGGCGATGCTTCTGGCGCGGGCGACGCTTGAGCGCCTTCGAGTCCTTGCCCTTCTGCTCCTGCCAGTGCAGCCAGCCCGCCTTGAGATGCTGCGGGCCGAGCATGTGCAGATCGCAGACGCGCGCGCCCGAGTAGAGCGCGAGATCGAAGGCGAGGCGCTGTCGCGTGCCGGTGGGCCAGCGCTGGCAGAACGCGGCATGATCGTCGTAGCCCCACGCCGCGATGCCGTCGCTCTGTGACAGCGTGCCGAGCCGCGCCGCCGGGTTGACGCGCTGCATGAGACCCGCTTCCTGGCCCCAATAGAAACAGGCGCGCAGCACCTTGACGACGTAGTCGGCCTGGGCCGGCGTGTCGGCGAAGCGGGCGCGCAGCGCGAGCATGCCCTCCTTGGTGAACGACTCGAAGAAGATGTCGCCGACGATGCAGTCCGGCCCGCGCTTGGGATAGGGCAGCGCGCACACGACACGCAGAACGTCCTCGAAGCGCTGGCGCGTCACCGGCTTCAACGCCCGGCACTGCGCGCTGGCGAGGAACTGCCGGGCGAGCCATACCAGCGTGCGGTCGTCGATCGGCTCGACGAGCCCGGCAAAGCGGCTGGCGTAGCGCGCTGACGGCGGCTTGGTGACCGCCATGCCGTTGTCGTCGACCTTGCCGGCGCGCTGGCGGCCGCCGTCGACGAAGCGTCGATACTCGTCCTGCGCCTCGACGAGCGAGCGCTGGTAGGCCGCCGTGCGCGGATCGATGCCCTTGAGCGTGCGCCAGAACTCGCGCTCGGGCCGGTAGATGTGGATCGCGCGCCACTCGCCCCGCTTGTTGCGTCGCCGGGTGGCGATCACATGCTTTTCACGCCCATCGCTGGGTGTCGTCGTCGTCATTTCGTCGTGCTCCTTCGTGCTCTGCGCGTCGCGGCGACACGCGTCTCAAGTGTAGGAGCACCAGCAGGCGGGGCGAGCAAAACCCCAAGCGCAAGCGTGAGTTACTCACAGGGCCGGGATTGCGGGGATGATTGCCGGCCGCCGCGTCGAGGCGGATGCTGGGCGAAAGGATCAGCAGAAAAATGAGGCCCCGACGCATCGTGCCGCGAGCGCCGGGGCCTGAGAACGATCGACAGCGGCAGGATCACAACCGCCTCGATGCACGACGAAGGCACGGGGGAGAGCCCAGCACTTCGACAGCCATGGAGCACGCCATGACGACCCCTCGTCTAAACGGAAACGACGAACAGCGCCAGCACCAAGCCGGCACCTACAATCTCGTGCCGCGCGCCATGTGCACCGACAAGGCCATGAGCGATCTCGCCGTGCGCGTGGTGAACTACATCGCGTCCTACGGCCGCCGCCCCTTCCCGGCTGTCGACACCATCGCCACCGATGTGGGCTCGAAGCGCAGAACCGTGCTGCGCGCCATCGCCTGTGCCGAGCGCTGCGGCTACTTGCTGCGCGAACGACGCCACGTCTACGGCGGTCGCCAGACATCGAATTTCTACGTCGTCGTCGGCTTCGAGGGGGGGAGGGTGTCACCAGCGGCACCCTCCCCCCAGGGTGTCACCAGCGGCACGGGGAGGGTGTCACCAGCGGCACCCCCGAGGGTGTCACCAGCGGCACCCTATCGAGAGCAACAGGAACGAGAGCAACAGAACGAGAGTCATGGTCCTGGCGGACCTATGACGAGAGCTGAGGCGCGTGATGGTGGCCCCGAGCCCCCGCGAGGGCCACTGTCACGTCGCGACGCACCATCTCTCGACACTCGATCTGGCGACTCGATGGTTGCTGCGCGCGAGGACACACGCGGACGCGGGCGCTTCCCCGCGTGTGTCCCCTCGCCCAACGTCGTGCCGTTCGCCGAGAGTCCGAGCTTGAGCTTGAGCGTCACCGATGCAGCGATCGACAGCACGACTCGATCCGGCATCGTCTCACCGCTCGCTGACGCTCGCCCCGAGGCCGCTGCGCGGCCGGCTTGGCAGGACAGCGATGAGGATGAGCCGGCGTTCGAGAGCGAGAGCGAACAGGAAGATCGGCGCCGGCATGAGCAACTGTGCGCGGTCGTGCGGGAGCTCGGCGAGAGCTACCCACCGGGACATCCGATTTGGGACGTGAAGCCGCCGACCAGGCGCCAGCGTCAGCAGTTCGAGCGCGCAGCCAAGCGGCGCAAGCAGCAATTCGAGCGCGATCGCAAGCGCTGGCGCGCTCACCACAGGAAGCAGCTCAGAATCGAAGCGAGCGAAGGAGCACAGCCATGCGCAACAGCTACCGCAGCAGAGCCCCGCGCCAGCAGCGGCCGTCGCGCCCGCCGCGCGTCGAGCACGAGCAAGGTCCAGCGCCAGCGCCCGCGACATGGCGCGTCGAAGCCAGCGACGGCGCCCTCGAGGTCACGGCGGTCTACGCCACCGTCTCGACGCAAGGCGCGCTCGTCTTTAAGAACGCCGAAGGGCAGCTGATCGAGGGCTTCGCATTCGGCAGCTGGCGCACGGTGAAGATGATCGGCAAGGCGACGGCGGCGACGATCGGCCGCCTGCGCACGCTGGCCGGGGTCGAGGGCGAGGCGTGAGGCGCGGTGCTGATGCTGATGCCGGCGTCGGCGAGCTGCTGCCACAGCGAGGATTGCCCCTTGCTGATGCCGAGATCGGTTAATGTCGTGCCGCTCGACATTTCTTTTTTCGGCTGACCGCGCATCGCACGCTCGCCCGACTTCGCCATCGCCTTGAGCAGCGCGCCGGCCTTGCGCTCGAAATTGTTTCACGTGACGCTGCCGTCAGCGCGGCGATGGCCCCCTCGATGTTGGCCACCCCCCGAGGTTTGAACTGACGACGCACACGCCAAGCAGCCTGTGGGGTCCCGGGGTGGCCCCTGGAGGATCGGACCCACCCGGGGGGCTCTCTCTCGACGCGCGGCAGCTGGGTAAATCTCGTCACCAGACGCGATCGGGCGTCGGGCAGGTGTGCGGGTGCCCCGTCGAGGGCGACAGCGTTGCTGGGGCAAATGCGAGCTTCCTTGGGGCATACCACATCGGGTATGGTCCCCGACCTCGACATCACAAACATGCATGGGAGCCGCGCCATGCCGCTCGACGACACCCAGCCACCGCGTGACGAGCGCGAGCGTCGTGCCAACGAGATCGTCGAGCTGCTGCTCGCCAGCCCGCTGGCGCGACAGGCGATGGAGGCGGCGATCGCTGCTGCGAGTGCCGTCATCGTGGCCGGCCTGACGGGCCAGCCCTTGCCGCCACGTGCCACACCCGATGCCCTGGCGTCGCTCGATCGACTCACCGACCTGTTGGCCAAGCGTGCGGAGGACGGCGCGTGAGCGTGTCGCTGCGCACCGTGCGCGGGCCGGCGCAACTCGCCATCGACCGGCTGGCCGCCGCCAAGCGCCTGATGCGCGTCGCGGCCGAGGTCAACGCGCTGGAGCTCAGCGAGCCCGAGGAGCTGCGTCAGCTGCGGCTCAGGATCGACGAGCTGCTCGGGCGGCTGAGCGAGCTTGACCGCCAGATCACGCACGCTCGCCGCAGCGCCCAGGCCCGTCCGGTGTCGGGCAACAAGGCCGGCCATGGCCGGCGCACGCTGGAACAGGTGCTGGCCCAGATCGGGCGAGGGAGATGATCATGCTGCTCTCAAGCCAGTTGCGCCAACAGCGCGCCGCCGTGCTCGACCGCCTGCAGTCGCTGAGCGACAGGGCCGCCACCGAGGGCCGCGAGCTGAGCGCCGACGAGAGCGCGACATGGGATGCCGGGATGGCCGAGGCGCGCGACCTCGAGCAGCGGGTCGAGCGCCAGCAGGCGGCCGAGGCGATGCAGCGCCAGCAGGGCCGCCCGCAGGCGGTGCGCGACGAGCGCGGCGAGCTGCACACGATCCTGCGCGCCTCCGACAAACTCTACGACCGGCTGCGCGCGCGGGGCGGCGTCGAGGGGGCCGAACCACCGTCGCTCGCCCGCGCGCTGCGCGGGGCGCTGATCGGCGACTATCGCGGGCTGTCGCCGGTCGAGCGGGCGCTCGGCGAGTCGACCTTGCCGGGCGGCGGCTACGCGGTGCCGCAGGAGCTCAGCGCGCTGTGGATCGACGCGGTGCGCGCCAACACCGTGTGCATCCAGGCCGGCGTCGGCACGCTGCCGATGCAGACCCAGACGCTGCGCGTCGCCGAGATCGTCACCGGCGCGCCGGCGCCGACCTTTCGCGCCGAAGGCACGGCGTTCGGCGAGGGCGACATCGTGCTGGGCGCGATCGACCTGCGGGCGCGCACGATCGGCGCCATCCGCTCGGCCAGCGTCGAGCTGCTCGCCGACTCGCCGATGGCCTCGGACATGCTGTTGACCGACCTCACGCGCTCGATGGCGGTGGCGATCGACGCGGCGATGCTGAACGGCGACGGCAACGTGGTGAGCCCGGCCGACAACCCGAAGGGCATCCTGAACTGGACCGGCATCAACGCCGTGGCGGGCGGCGCGATCACCAACTACGACTGGTGGATGCGCGGGTTGCACTCGATCGAGGTGAGCAACCTCGCGGCCAACGCGGTGATCGACCATCCCGACACCGTCGACCAGCTGCGCCGCACCAAGACCGGGCTGGGCTTCTGGGACGGCACGGCGAGCGCCGGCCTGCACTACGACCAGACGACGCTGGTGCCGCCCGCCGCCTACTCGGCGCTGCAGCGCCTGATGACGACCTCGATGCCCTCGGGCACGTCGCTCGAGGGCGACTTCGCGTGGGCCGCCTACGGCATGCGCGAGGAGATCATCATCGAGGCGACGCGGATCGGCAGCGACCCGGCCGGCAACTCGGCGTTCTCCAAGGGCCTGGTGCACGTGCGCGCCTACATGCGGCTCGACTGCGCGACGCTGCAGCCCAAGGCGTTCAGCAAGATCACCGGCCTCACCTACACGTGAGCGCCGCCGCGGAGGCGGGCGATGCTCCAGCGGCTCAACTTCCCCTCGGCGCAAAGCTGGGCGCAGGCGGTCAATCAGGCGGGCGCCAGCGTGAGCGCTCAGCGGCTGGCCGCGATCGACGGCCTGATCAATCAGCTCAAGAGCGCCGGGCTGTGGCCGCTGCTCGCCGACCTGTGGATGCTGAAGGGCGCCGAGAACATGGTGCAGGCGCTGGTGTCGCTGAAGCGCCGGCTGCCCGGCATCGCGGTCAACGCGCCGCTCTTGCAGGCCACCGGCGTGAAGTTCGACGGCGTCGCGAGCTACATCGACACCGGCTTCATCGCGGCCACCCATGGCCTGGACGTCGGCATGACGGTCAACAACTGCCGGATCGCGGCGCGTGAGGCGGTCGACCTCGCTGCCAACGCCTACACGCTCGGCACCTTCTCGGGCTCCGGCCGCTCGCTGTCGATCAAGGCGCACAATGCGCCCACGACCGCGGCCGTCGAGGCGTCGGGCGGCGCCGGCGGCGTCGCGACCCTGATCACCCAGTCGAGCGCATCGGTCATCGGCGCGTCGCGCACCGGGCCGACGACCTTGATCGCTAGACAGGATGGCCAGCCGCTCAGCGTCACGCCGCACTCGACCTGGGCCACCGCCCTGCCGAACGTCAGTCTGTGGTTCGGCGGGCGCAACAATGCGGGCGCGCTCAACGTGCCCAAGGCCTGCACGCTGGCCTATGCCTCGGTCGGCGCGGCGATGACCGACGCGCAGGCGCTGAGCGAGGCGCAGATCGTCAACACGTTCCTGGCCGGGCCCGGCTGATGTGGCCGTTCAAGCCTGGGCCGTCAGCCCACAAGAACCGCCAGCCGCCGCGCGTCGTGCCGGCCATCCCCTTCGTCGGCCCCGAGCGCTGGTCGCCCACCGTCGACTCCTCGCTCGCGCCCTACATCAGCCCGCAGGCCGCCGAAGCGCTCGCCGCGGTGGCGTCGTGCGTGTCGCTGATCAGCGAAACCATCGGCGCGCTGCCGGCCGTCGTGGTGTTGGCCGACGACAGCCGCGCCGTGCAACCCGACCACGCGCTGAGCCGCCTCGCCGTCCAGGGCTGCAACGACAACGAGACGTGGTCCGATCTCATCAGCTCGCTGCTCGCCTCGACCTTGCTGCGCGGCAACGGGCTGGCCGAGATCGTCACCGACAACTCGGGCCGGCTCGCCGGCCTGCGCACGGTGCCCTGGCAGCTCACCGTGCCGTGGCAGAGCGCCGACGGCACGCTGCGCTTCGACTACATCCCGATGCTGCCACCGGCCACCGGCAAGAAGCGCACGCTGTTGCGCGACGAGGTCGTGCTCCTGAAGGAACGCTCCGACTTCGGCGTGCTGGGCCTGAGCCCGCTCACCCGCTCGGCCACCGCCGTCGAGCACGCGCTGCGCACGCAGGCCAACTCGTTCGGCTGGATGGCGAACATGAGCCGGCCCTCGGGCACGCTCTCGGCGCCCGGCAAGGTCACCAAGGAAACCGCCGACCGCCTCGCCCAGGACTGGGACAGCAACTACTCGGGCGAGCGCTTCGGCAAGACGGCGGTGCTGCCCGAGGGGCTGGAATTCAAGCCGCTCGGCTGGGTCACCGCCGAGGACGCGCAGCTGATCGAGCGGCTCAATTACAGCGTGCACGACGTGTGCCGCATCTACCGCGTGCCGCCGTTCTTCATGGCCGAGATCGAGAAGGGCTCGACCTTCGCCTCGGCGGCGGCGGCCATGCAGTTCTTCAGCGCCAACACCTTGCGGCCGTGGGTGGTGCGCCTGGAGCGCGCCTTCCAGGCCTCGGTGCTGAGCACGCGCTATCGCCTGCACGTCGATCTCACGGCGCTCTTGAAGGCCGACCCCGACGCCTTCGCGGGCGCGCTCTTGAAGATGCGGCAGGCCGGCGTGCTGACGGCGAACGAGGCGCGCGCCATGCTCGGCCTGCCGCCGCACGCCGATGGCGACTCGATCACGCCGCCCTCGGTGATGTCAGGCGGCAGTGCCAGCAGCGAGCCCGCGCCGCCACCCAAGTCGAAGACCAACGGCCATGCCCACGCCTGAAGAAGACCACGCGCTCGTTGCCGCGCTGTCGATCGCGCTCGCAACGCGACCCGACGCCGAGCGGGCGCGCGCGCTGCTGGGCGATGCGTTGGTCGCCCACATCGACGATCTGTGGCCGGACGGTGCAGCGGATGATGCGGCGCCGTGGCTCAGGGCCAACGTCGATGGCGTGCTGGCCTCGATCGAGCGACTCTATGCGGCCGCGATCGAGGGCGACGCCCCGGTGGCCAGCGAGTTCCTGGCGCGCATGGCGTGGCTGCCGGCGCTCGCCCGCGACATCGCCGAGCTGGGCCAGCCGGCTTGTAACTTTTCCGACGCCCCGCGGAGGCAGTGATGGCCGTTGCCGGCGACATCATGATCAAGCTGGCGGCCGACTTCGCCGACTTCCAGTCGGGCATGGACGCCGCCAACCAGAAGCTCGACCAGCTCGGCGAGCACGCCGCGCAGGCCAGCACCACCATGACCAAGTTCGCCGCCGTGATGGGCGGCGCCGGCATCGGCGTGGCGCTCGACGCGGCGGTCGAGAAGCTCAAGGCGATGGGCGAGGCGGTCGAGAAGATGGGCACGCACATCGCCGACAGTGCCGCCCGGATGAACCTCAGCACCGACGCCATGCAGGCGCTCGAAGCGATGAGCCGGCGCACCGGGCTCTCCGTCGAGGAGCTCAACAAGCGCTACGCGGCGCACGGCGACGCACTCGACGCGCTGGTCGAGGACGCGCGGCGCGCCGGGCTGGTGATGGACGAGTCGGTCGTCAAGCAGCTCAAGGCGATGACCGTGGCGTCCGAGGAAGCGCAGGTGAAGCTCGAGGTGCTGTTCGCCAGGATCTACGCGCCGGCCAAGACGGCGGTGCTCGAAGGCGTGGCGACGGCCATCCAGAAGATCGTCGACACGATCAACGGGCTCTCCGTCGCCAACGCCGAGACGCTGCTGCGCGTGATGGGCGCGACGATGCTCGGCGGCACCGGCAACCTGCTCGGCGCCGCTGGCCTGATCGGCGGCGTGCCCGACACCCTGAAGCGCCTCACCCAGGAGGTCACGGCGGCCGAGCGCGAGCTGAAGGCGCTCGAAGACCGGGGCGGCGCACGGGCGAGCGGCATGGGCATTACCGGCCGACTGGTGCCGGCGACACCCGAGCAGATCGAGGCGCAGCGCAAGCGGCTCGAGGATGCGCGCATCGCGCTCGGCCAGGAACAGGACCGCCTGCAGCGCGAGCAGTATGGCCGGCCGCTCGATCAGCCGCCGCCGCCGGCCGTGGCGAAGCCCGAGCGGGGCGGCGGGCG